ATGTGGTGTGGGCTACAGCAATCTCAGTACCTGCTGGGGAAAACGCTACACCCATTCCTGTGCCCGTAGGAAGTGTAGCGGGGTTAGCAAACCTAGTTCCAAAACCTGACGCGCTCCAAGGGTAAGTGGTGACAAATGGCGTTATGGCATGACCTACAGCAATTTGAGTACCTGCTGGGGAAAACGCTACACCATACCCACTGCCAGTAGGAAGTGTAGCTGGATTAGCAAACTTGGTTCCAAAACCTGACGCGCTCCAAATATACGCTGTAACGTAGGGTGTTATGAAGTGAACTACAGCAAGAGCAGCCGCCGCTGCTGCTACCGCGCCACCAAACAACATAACGATTCCACCGACTATCATTTGACATCCTTAATCAGTTGGCAGGTGGCACGGGATGCTGACTCAACGTAGTAAATAAACGTATCTACCGCACCTACCGTTGCTGTCAGTGTTGGTATTGTCCCCCCAGCAAATTTATAGAACGAGTTGTACGCAAGTGTACGGGCGGTAGCACCCTGCGTAATGACAATCGCACCAGACTGTCCTGCTACAGGATTAGACGGCGCTGCTAGAGTACTAGCCTCGACGGTGGCGTAGGAGAAATTGTTGTTCGTTGCCAGATTGATGGCAACTGAGTTTGAGGTCGAAGTCAGTGCGGTAACTGCGCCAATTTGTCCACCAGTGAACGTCTGTGTTGCAGTCGTAACCGCAATGTCTGCATCAGTAACTGCCGTATTGAGCTGGGCAATAGTAAGCGACAAGGCGGGTGCCCCATCCGACCGCAAAAACGTAGTCGCAGAGCCGTTGACCGCAGCACCGGAAATAGTGCCAGTTGGGTTAGCTCCGACCGCTGCTGGTGCTGCCCAAGTGGGGGCACTGCCTGTTGTTGCCGTTAAAATTTGACCCGTAGTGCCTGCCGCAGTAAACGCATATGCCGTGCCATTACCGTAAGTAACACCGTTGGCTGTAGGACTCGCCGTTCCGTTAGTGCCACCATTGGCGATAGGGAGTGTACCTGAAACTTGCGTAGTCAAACTTACACCGGAAAGAGTCCCCCCAAGGGTCAGGTCTCCTGATGTGGTTACAGTGCCTGAAAGGGAGATACCATTAACTGTACCAGTCCCACTTACTGAAGTGACCGTCCCACTGCCTCCACCACCCGCAGCGTTTAGCGTTGTGCCGGTAAACGACAGGTTAGTGCCGAGGGTGATCTCTTCAGTATTCCCGCTACCCCCAGTAGCCCTGCCGAGTAATCTTGCAGTGGTTACGTTCTGAATTTTGTCGTAAGTAACGGAATCGTCTAGCAGTCCTGCGGTCGGTAACCCTGTTGCGTTTGTGAGCGTTACAGAAGTCGGGGTGCCCAATAGCGGGGTTACAAGCGTAGGTGAAGTGGCAAAAACAGCAGCACCTGAGCCTGTCTCATCTGTTAAAGCACCGGCCAAGTTAGCCGAGCTAAACGAGCCTAATACCGTAGCATTGCCCGTAGAAGTAACCGCACCCGTAAGGTTAGCGTTGGTTGTTACGTTACCCGCAGTAAGCCCTGATGCTGTGCCTGTGATGTTCGTACCGACAAGCGCAGACGGTGTGCCGAGTGCTGGAGTTACAAGCGTAGGTGACGTAGCAAACACCAGCGAACCTGAGCCGGTCTCGTCGGTAACGGCGGAAGCTAGATTGGCACTTGAGGGTGTGCCTAGAAACGTAGCAACACCTGTGCCCAACGATGTAATGCCTGTGCCGCCGTTGGCTTCCGGTAGTATTCCAGAAACTTGGGTGGTTAAGCTTACGCCGGAAAGAGTTCCTCCAAGGGTTAGGTCTCCTGAAGTAGTTACGGTTCCTGTAAGGGAGATACCGTTAACCGTACCAGTCCCACCTACTGAAGTAACCGTGCCCCCACCTGCCACGTTTAGCGTTGTACCGGTAAAGGACAAGTTAGTACCAAGGGTAATTTCCTCAGTGTTCCCACTGCCACCAGTAGCTCTACCAAGCAGTCTGGAGGTGGTGACGTTTTGAATTTTGGCGTAGGTGACAGCGTCGTCTACTAAGCCCGCTGTCGGTAGCCCGGTTGCGTTTGTAAGGACTACAGAAACAGGGGTGCCAAGTGCTGCGTTGATAACGATACTCTGCGCGGAGATACGTTTGTTCTGGTCGGCGGGTACGATCTCACTAGCATCTACAATAGGCAGGAAGTCCGCAGCTGCAACGAGGTCCACAGCGGACAATACAACCATCTCGGAAATTGTTTTACTTGCCATAGCATTCAGCTCCCGCTCTTACGCAATTCTGATGATCGCAGTAGCCGCCACAGCAGGAGGAAACTGCAAAGTAAAATCTCCGGCGGTTACAGTCTGGTCCCCGCCAAAGCTCAACACTGCGCAGGCCTTACCCGACTCGGTGCTATTGTAGATCAGACCCCCACAGGTAGTGAAGGAAGCAGCAGACCATGTGGTGTCAGAGAAGTCACAAATGGCCGTAGTGCCGTCAGCAACTGGCGTGACACTCACCAACGTATTGCCCGCAGTGGTGTAGCCGCTGCCGTTAGCTAACTGATCCGTGCCTAAATCTGAATAGTTAGTAGTAGTCGCGTTAAAAGTGCCGGATCCAGACGCGGTTGCTTTAAGTAGCGCAAACTTGAAGGTATCGCCCGTAGAGGCTGTAAAGTCATGAACCGCTTTCAGTATTTCAACCTTAAAGCTGGTAGGCATTGCAGTAGTAATTGAAATAGGCATTTTAGTTTTCCAGTAATTTTACAAGCTCAGGGTGCCCTGCCTTAGTAAAACGGTTTATCAATGTAGTGTTGTGGGACGTAACGGCCTGCTTCATGTAATGCACTAACACCACACGGAGATGGGCTTTGTACGCCTCCGCTTGATCCCGTAGTATCGGGTTAGCCGAAGCACTAATATAAATAATCTTATCCAGCGCCATCTCAGCAACTTCTTCCGGGGTAAAGCCACGCCCGGAGACCATCATTGCTTTTACTTCGCCTAGAAATCCCCCGCAGATGCTACCTATCATGGACCGGGTGACTCGGATTTAACGGGGATCCTGATCATGCCATCTCTGTACTCATCACGACGACGACGGCCCTGTTGTTCAATGCCCAAGCCCTGTATGGCCTGCTGATAACTATCAGTGAAATATTTTAACATTTCTAACGGGCCTTTTGTATAGCTGTATGCCTGCACCAAACACGCATAAAGTAACGCTTCTGGAGCGTTTAGGCTTACCCATGTCGTGGTGTTGGTTGAGGAAATCTGGGCAGGACGATAGATGTAACCAATCTCTGCAGCATAGTTACCGTTTGGCGTAGGGGCGAGGTAGAACGTGTTTTGGTCCCACACTGAAAAGTATTTGGGAACCCCTGTTACCGCACCATCCGGCCAATACTCTTTCATAAAGGATGTATCACGAAAGTCCAAAAACACCACCTCGCCATTTACGGTAATCATTAGATAGCGGTGGGTCAGTATATTAGACGGGGCGGTCAGGAACTTATTGCCTGTACTAAGCGTACCCGCAGACTCAACCTTGAAAACGTCAAGGTCAATATCCCGCAGGATTTTGTTCTCAGCCATCGTAATAAAGGTGTTTATCACTGATTCGCTGAAGACATTGCTGCCTACTTCAGTGTAGTTCCGTATGTTAGTAACTAGCTCGTCATAAGTCATGGTGTGATCACTATAGTTACTGTCCCAACACTACCAACACCCTCTACTGGGCGCTGTGTTGGAAAGGGTTGCATGTTATTGGTGTCAGAGGCACTTCCGATACTCTGGAACGCAGAGGATCCCGGTAATCCTAAGTATACTACTACTGGTTCAATACGGTCTGGACGTGGATCACGGAGTGCAATGGCATCCCCTCTGTACTTTAAGGGGAATAGCTGTGGTTCTTTTGGCTCATAGTCTTCAGGGCATACCATGAAGCCGCGCCAGTTCTTCCGCAAGACACTGTAAGGATACCGCTGCCCGCAAGTATCGCAGAGGCCAAACGAAAACTTTCCACTTGCGAATGCCATCTCATCTCCCGAAATCAGGAACGAAGTGGACGCTCGCTGTGTCTCTGTCTTCTAGTGCAGCTCGCTGGAAATCTTCTTCGTAAAACTGCTTCAGTGCAGCCACACGATCAGGCGTGTATTTTAGCGCCAGCATATACGCCAAGCCAGAGGCTAGACAAGGAAGAAATCGATAATTAACGTCGGAGGTATTGGTGTAATCTCCGGCATCTTGAATGCGTCGGATTCTGTAATAGACAAACGAATACGATTGATCTGATGCCGGGTATAGGTAAACCAATGTTGGGTTTGACCGCTGTACGTAGTACTGCGCGGGACGCGCCTGCGTGAGCTTGTTAGGAAGGTTTAGATACTCCTCCCGGCTAATGCGATCCATCGAAATGTCTTGCTGCTGGCCACCCGTTGTCACTCGAATAACGGCAGACAACACGTTGATGGTATCGCTGGCCAACGTCAGTTCGCGAGATCCCTGCACCACGGCGTAGGTTGCCTGCTCAATGGTCCACAGGTTTAATCCCCGGTTAGCCCAGTCCAGAAACAATAGGTTGAGAGACCGACGTGCGCTGGAAAGCTGATAACCATTGGTCATCCGCATCCCACAACGCTCGAACGCCTCCTCGACGAGGTCGTCGATAGAAAGCGTAAAATCAGTCGTCCCAGAAGTTGCCATTACGCACAACCGCCTTTGCGCATGGTTCTTTTCTTAATCATGCCACCCATGGCTTTCTTCTTAGCGTCTACCTGCCCGGTATTCTGCATTTTTTCTTTAATTTCTTTTGCAGTCAACTTGCGCTTCGGAGCCATAGATGTGCGTGGGGGTGGGGTAGTTGATATCGCATCAGGATTAACCGCGTCAAGTGGTCGGCGCGATCTTCCAGTAACAGCACCGCCTTCAGCCATGGCTTTCTTGCCCATCGCCATGCGCTTGTGTTGATTAACCGCACCGCCTTTTGCCATCATCGGAATGCCCGTTGATTTACCGGCGGGGTTGTTTTCCATTCTATTCTTTGGTCCTGATGTTACTGCACCGCCACCTTGAGTAGCAGCTCCCATTCCACGTCCAGCCATGTTAATCACCTGTTAGTTGTTAGCATTTCCACCGTTTACGAGCTTGGCGTAAACGACTATTAGGGTCTTTTGCGGCATCAGGGAACTGTTTCATCTGTCCTGCAGACCGCGCACAATACGACTTTCTTCTCTTTGCCTCCGCCGGAGACGGCTTATCTGTAGTAACGGCAGTTTTTAACTTGCTACCGGGGTT